GCATCTGCAGAGGCTGTTGCTTCTGCTGCAGTCTTTGCAGCATTTGCCTTTGTAGTTGCATCTGCAGAGGCTGTTGCTTCTGCTGCAGTCTTTGCAGCATTTGCCTTTGTAGTTGCATCTGCAGAGGCTGTTGCTTCTGCTGCAGTCTTCGCTGCTGCTGCAGCACCTGATACATCAAATACTCCTGATTTAATATTTAGTTCGCCAGCAATAACTTCCATCTGTGTTGATTCAACGGAGGTAACAAGTGTTTCTCCACCAATTAAATCAATGATGTATTGGTCTGATGCTGTTTCTACAAGTACGTTATTTCCACCAACTGTTGCGGTAGATCCTTCAACGACAAGACCTTGTTTGATCTTGAAATTTTTATTTACTGTTGCCATTTTTTATATCTCCTTAAGCCTTTAAACCAATTCGTGCATAACGAACTGTTATAGGTGTAATACCGCTTACTGGAGTGACTGATAAAGCCACGGTATTTCCAGTGCGGGAGACATTAATGGTGCCAATATTCCCATCATTGTCGATTGTTGCATATTCTGTAACATTTATATTTATTCCGTCAACAAGAATTGTTAATTCTGTTGAATAGAACTTGTTGGCTCCTGCAGTGGTCTTTGCTATTGAAATAATATACTTAACCATGCGCCACTCTGTAGCATCAAAGTTATCAACAACAGTTACGTTTTCAATCCCGTTGACTGTAACTTCGTTATTACCTGCAGAACCCAAATCTGTTGATTGAGCAGTTGCGGTATCGATTAGATCTACATAATTTTCTTGAGTAGGTCTGTCACCTGTCTGAAACAGGGATTTTACACTTGCGATTGATATCTTAGCCATGTGGTAATTGTAACATACGTTTTAATGATATTTTTATAGAATGTAGTTGCTGTAGCCAATTACTTGAAGCCCAATGCCTGGAGTATTACCCAAACCAATAGCCTGTATTTGAATTGCTGAAAACTTAACTCTAAAAGGCAGGACTTCTGTAATTAGAGTGTTTCTTGTAAAATCTTCTACCTGAATTAAAGGGTAGTCAATAGGAAAAATTTGTTTTGTTTTACCGTTAAGTTCATCAAGTATTAATACTGTGGCCATTAATCTGTTACATCTTCAAGAATCTTTAGGCTACCCTGGGCAACCGTCCAAACTCTTGTAGGGTCTGACACTTGAATGTCAAAGATGTCTCCTGTTTGAAGTTGTACTGACTCTGCTGCTGTAAGCCAAACCGTAAACTCTCCAACAAGGTCATCTTCGTCTGCAACTGGGTATAAATTTAAAACCAATGTTGCAGCGTCTGTAATAATTCCAGGGGATGAAGTAGGTCTCTTAATCTTCATAGCAATATCCCATTCAGATCCCGCGCCTTTTAGGATCAAAGGAACTTTAGCATCATCAGTTACATAAACCTTAAACCCAGAAGTATCTCCACGAACTACAGTCCAAATAACTGTTGGTGGTGCATTGCCTATGTCGTATGATGTTTGAGATCCTCTTAAAGTTGCCATAGTTTATTATATCACGACAAGCCGTCTTTTAGAGCGCCCCAAGTGCCGTTTCCTTTAGTTTGAACTATTAACATTCCAGTAACTGACTGAATAGCAACAACCGCTATATATCTTGCTGGTCCATTAAGTGGTCGACCTGCAACAAGGGTTCCAGTATTGTCTACATAAATCTTTGTTCCAGCGGGACCTAGATGCGTTGTGTTCATTTCTAAAACACCAGAAACAATTACAAGACCGTTTGTATTATTTAAAATATTGCTTTTTACCAAACCAAGAATTGGAACATCTGGATTATGAGACACACTTGATGGATTGTATTTTTCTATTAGTGATTTTCCGCTTACGCTCCCGCTAATAAAAACGGGGGTACCAATCTGAATTGTTAATCCAGTTGTATTTCTAACATCTAAATATGATGCGCCGTATCCCAATGGAGGCAGAATATCATTTAAAGCATCAACAAGTACTTTAATGTCTCCGTGTACATTCACGGGATCAGAAGCAAGTGGATACTTCATAGTAGGATAATTAGATGATACGCCTGTAGCCATAATCTTTATTATACCACCCTCTAAAGTTGACTTTTGACAAATTTTTATGTTATACTAGTAAGTAACACCTATCAAGGTGTTATTGTTTTCTAAGGAGGAAACTATGATTAAATTTATCGAAAGAAACAAAGAGATCATTAGCACACTCAGTATCGTTCTGTTAGTATCAGTTATGTCTAATGCTAATGCTACTTCAGAACTAGACACTAAGAACAATCTTAGCCTTGAACAGGCTCAGACATCGGAAACCGCCTCGAAAGAGGTTTTTTTGGTTTCTAAAGCAAAAATGTTGGAGAGTTTTGAAAATAAGACTTCTCTAACAGATATAGAACTAAAACAACTGCTTTCACTTGTTGGCTTCAAAGGTAAGGACCTTATAGTCGCTTGGGCAGTAGCAAAGAAAGAATCTAATGGACGACCATTGGCCTTTAATGGCAATCACAAGACTGGAGACTCGTCTTATGGTATGTTCCAAATTAATATGATTGATACACTTGGTCCTGATCGTAGAACCAAGTTTGATCTTGAATCAAATGCTGAACTATTCAATCCCGTCAAAAATGCAGAGATTGCATACTACATGACAAAGGGTGGGGACGATTGGTCTTCTTGGAAGGGTATTACCCCTAAGACCAGAATGTGGATGAATAAGTTTCCTAAATAATATGCTCTACCCATGTCCTTGGAGTTTTGTCTGTTACGAACTCCAAGGGCAGGTGGTAGGAAAAATCTTTAGCCCCTTGAGATTGAATCCAAGAACAAAGATCTGCTAATCCAGACTCTAAAGATTTTTTTGTTTTATACCCTAAAATACTTCTTGCAAGATCTGCAGAACAGTTTGCATTTATAACTTCTTGTGGTCTTCCAGGCATATATATTGGGTCTAAGTTAAAATTAAGAATACTGGAAATCTTTTTAGCAAGTTCGTTTATTGTTATAAACTCTTCATCTGGCCCTATATTAATAATCATTCCATCAGCAACATTGGTCTCACATACAAGCATTAGGGGGTCAACAACATCCTGCATAAACGAAAAACATCTCATTTGAGAACCATCTCCATAAATAATTGGCTGATTTCCTTGAAGCATTCTATTAATCATAATTGATGCAACATTTCGATAAGGATCATCATATTTTTGGCGGGGGCCAATGATGTTATGCGGGACGAGGATTACATACTTCATGCCGTGTGTTTCACAAATATTTTTAATGAGCAACTCTGATGAATATTTAGCAATGCCATATGGGTCTTGTGGTTTAGGAGTCATGTCTTCAGTAAAAGGCACAGTCTCTTGTGTACCATATCTAGCCATAGAAGACATATAAACAAACTTTTTTACATTGTGCTTGACTGATGCACTAAGAGCAACTGTTGTTATGTGAGAAGTATTTCTAGTTACTAGCGCAGGGGAAAACACAGACAATCCTTCATAGGCTGTGCAGGCTGTATGAACTACAAGATCAATACCTTCAAAATGTCCCTCAATTTCTTCAAAGTTTCCAAGATCTTTTTCATAAAACTTAACCCCAGTTGGAACATTTTTATAATACCCACCAATAAGATTGTCAATCCCAATGACGGTATGACCACGACTTATAAATTCGTCTGCAAGGTGGCTACCCATAAAACCTGCTACCCCAGTTATTAAAACTTTCATGGCTTATAGACTACCAGAATTATACTATCTTGAGAAATAGAACTGTTGTTCATATTATAAACTTTAAATGTGTAACCTTCAAGATTTTTTATAATTTCTAAAACATTTTCTATATTTCGAATGTCTTCCATAAAAAATTTACCTCCAGGCTTTAATTTTGAATAGTATAGTCTAAAAGCATCTACTTGTTCCTTTGCATAATGCATTGAGTCATTTACAATATAATTAAAATAGTTATCTTCAAAGTTAGGGTGCAGGTCTTCATATTTACCAAAGTGAAGTATGCCAGGAATTTGTTCTTCTGTATACTTTACATTGTCTATTCCGTGAATTTCTGAATTAACAAAAAAATCTTGCCAAAGTATTAAAGACCCTCCGTAGCAAACTCCTAATTCTAATATTTTTATATTTTCTATTTTGTCAAACTCTTCTTGATAAACTGGCAAATAGTTATGGACTGTGTCTTTATCACTTGGATAGTTTAAACTTTGAGAAATAATCTTTAAACTTTTCATAAATATTCCTTTGGTAAAAATTTTTTAGTGTTTCCATTATAATAATGATGAACGATAAGCCTGCTTGTATCTTTGTACTCTGGCTCTTGATGAAGCATTACTTCATTTTCGTCAAAATGCTTTACGGGGTTGTTATGGTTTTGGAAAAAATCCCAAATAGAATATTGAGTAGAAACCCAGCAAAGATCTCCATATTCCTGATCTGTAAGTTTTTCTTTATGTCTAGACAGTATATGGTTTACATAAAACTTCATATGGGACAGCATGTCTTTGTTAGCCAACTCTTTACTTAAAATAAACTGTCCATCATTCATCCCTGGCCAAACCTCAACTTTAGTCATCAAATCATTGCTATTGTCTGGCTTTGCCCACATGTGTTTTGTTGATCCATGCTTTGCAAACAATACTTCAGGGTCTCCGTGAAATACTGTGTCTGTATCTAAATAAAGAATATTATCTAAGCCATATGAGTGTATTGAATCAATTGCGTTTTCCCATCTATGTTTTAAAAATTCTAGATAACCACGTTTAACCCAGTCTTCTGGCCATCCACCGTCATCTTCAACATCAAACTTTACAATGTTTACATTTTTATCAAACCCTAAATCAGATGTTTCTATATTTGATGGAGATATATATACGTAAACTGGAATATTAATATTGAATTTTCTTAAAGTGTCTATTGAATATCTTAGTTGTTTGTAGCAGTGTAAATTTTTAAGAATTCCTGATCTAAGATGAAATGAGTAAACTATTGCATTCTTCATGATGCCTCAAACATAAAAGATATTGCTGCTCTTGGATTTGAAGATTTTACCTCATGAACAACAGATCTTGGAACATATATAATATCTCCTGGATTTAGTATAAAAACATTACTTTTATTTTCATCAAATACAGTCCATGTTACTGATCCAACAAATTGACAATAAATAACATCTATTGGATCGCTATGTTTTCCAGTTGTTGGCTCTTTATCTGTAAGGCTGACAGCACCAAAGTATCCTGTGCATTTGCTTGATCCTTTTAGATCAAAATGTAATTTTTTTAGTTTTTCTAGTTTATTTTCAATGCCTGGAAAATTTTTACTATCTATGTTGTCTAATGTCATTGTTAATTTTTGCCAGAAGTTTACCTTTCCAATTACCTGTTTAGATTCTTCTACCCTATTATTTGAATCATTTAAATCATAGGCATCGTTAATACAATTAATAAAGTTATCCCAAGAATAGTCTTCGTTAAAGTATTTATTTATAACTATAACTTTGTTTAAGTCTATGCTACTTTCTTCCATTTTGGGTTTTCCATGCATCTTCTGAAACCTTGCCTCTAATTACATCAATATACGTTGGAGACTTAGTAAACCACCAATGCTCTGGCTCTACAAAATGAAAAAATATCATTGCAACATTATTTGTTTCTGGGTTTGGAAACTTTTCCCTCCAGTGCTTTTGATCATTTCCATAATATGCAAGTGCTTGATTTGGATACAGTGTGTAGTTCTTATCTTCTACCCACAAGTCCCATGGTTCATTCTGGTAAACACATAAGTCTAGTGTATATGTGCAGGCATTATCATCTTTATGCTTATACAAACTTGGGGCAGGATCTTGTCCTTCATAGTGTGCAAACAATGTATAAGATGGTAAAAGTGTTTCGCTTTTAAAACATTCTCTAGCAATAGGCAAAGCCTTTTCAGTGTATTCTTGAAGTATTTCATGATTTACATAATATCTTCCAAAACCTTTGTCATAATTGTTTTTATCTTTTGGAGAGTTAAACATAGTATTTTTTAAAAATAAAAAATCAGATGTATTAAATAAATCTTTTACTACTTGTGGATCTTTCATCTTAGCCAACTTACAACTGCATATCTTTCACCCTCAACAACTGGAGAAACTGAATGATTATAAACGTATGTAGATGGAAAAAGTATCATCTGATTTGCCAAAGGCTTTATTGTTAAGTTAAATCTTGGGAAATTTATTTCTCCCCCTAAATAGTTGTCGTTTAAATAGTATAGTGTAGAAACTCTTCTGTGATAAGTTGGATTATCATCAATATGATTGCTAAAATGCTGATCTTTTCCATACTTCAATATTTGATATTTGTCATGCCAAAATGTTTGTATTCCGTAAGTATTTTTATAATCATTTTCTATCACAGAAAACCCATCGTCAAATATTTTAAACAAATTATTATAAAAATACTCTTTTTTAGGATTTTGAAATCCAGTTTCTGATTTTTCAATTCCTATACTTTTTACATCTCTAATTTTTTTATCAAGTGATACACCTGAATCATTTTTTACATATGCATCTTGCCATTCTATGCTTGCCGACTCCATGCCTTCTTCAATGTCTTTTACAAGTGTTTCAAAGTCTTTAATTACATTATCATAGACAACTATTCCTGGAGCAACTTCTTTTTTTTGCATGTATTTATTCCTATCTGTTAGCAGTGGTCTTCATATTGAGTTCCCGCTGGGAAGTCTTCACATTCGCAAGCACAAGTACCAAAGCAACACAATGTTACTACAGGTGCTGCTGTTGGTGTAGGTGTTACGGGAGTTGGAGTAGGTCTGTGTTAAGTGAGTTAAGGGAGTTGGAGTAGGTCTTACTGGAGT